ATATCGGTAGTATCGGCATTATCTGTCAACCAGTTTTCAGCGTCACCGCCAGCCGCCGCCGTTGTTTTTGTGAATACCCATGAATAACTGCCTTCTTGTACCTCGACGGCACTCCGCGCCCATGTTGCATTACTTAGTCCTGTAGTCCCGCCGTCTAAAGTCGGACTTGTTGTTTCTTCACAATCACCATAAGTCATTAGGTTTGTTATAGCAAGACTGCGATATTTTTTAGCAAGCCGCCTGTCGTAAATATTGGAGACATCATAAGTGCTTGAATATCTATCGGAAGCTGTTACTGTTCCATTTTCAAGCTCATTGTCATATGCGAATCTCATGAAACAACCGCCTTTTTGCTCACCAAGCCTATACCGGACCGCGTTGCCTTTAACATTCCACGATAAATTGGCCCGGCGTCTACATTTATTATAAATGGCTGTGTTATGACAATATCTCCGGCATTAGCGCCATTTGAACTAACAGGCGTCACGGTAACTTGTTCAACGCCGCCTGAATTATCTCCCACCATCATCATGGATGGCCCATTTGTCTGGAAACTCCCGCCCTCTGCGAAAGAACCGGCAAACCCTCTGACAAGCCCAGAAGCCAAAGACGCCGCCGCGCCTGCCGCCGTCCAGCCTGCGGCCTCTGCCCATTTAGGCGGGAAAAAGATTGCTTCAACTGCCGCCGCCGCCGCCCTGACAAAAAACTCTTGCGCCAAGGCATCAAGAACGCCAGCTATAGATTGTATGGCAGCCTTTGAAAATGCGGCCCAGGCGTCCTCGCCTGTCGCCAAAGCTTCACCCATAGCAGAAAAGGCGCCGCCTATACCGCCCGTTATTACATTCGCCCATTTTTCATATAGTTTTTCAGTCTCTTCTATTCTTTTTTCATGGGCTTTCAGCATTTCAAGTTGTTCTTCATCTACTTTATTATAGGCACCGGTTACTATTTCGACTACTTTACCATAGGTTTTTTTTGTTTCTTCGACTACTGTATTTGTGCCGCCTCCTGATTTGCCTTTATCTTTGGGCGGCTTGTCCATTTCTCTTTTAAATTCTTCAAGTTGTTGTCTGGCTATATCAAGCTCTCCGCCTTTGCCCCCGATAGCATTTATACGTTTACCCATATTGTCTAACGTTAAATTAAAATTCGCCACTACTGCCGGATTAAATACTTGATTAATCTGGTTTAACCATAGCCATGACTCAGCGCGTTTTTTATTAGCTTCTATTTCTTTTTTTGTCTGTTCAAGTAAATGTATTTGTTCTTCTTTGCGTTTTAAAATTGCTTGATTTATGGTTTTTACATTATCTTCATAGCTTCCATTTACTAAATCAATAGCACCGCGTAATTCTGGATATTTTTCAATAAGTTCTTTCTGCGTTTTAAGCAATTCAGAGTTTTTCATACTGCCATTTTTTATGGCAGATTCCATGCGTTCGTATTGCTCCCGCGTCTTTTCGAGTCCATCTATGGCCTGCTCATTGGCTTTGGCAAGATTTTCCCAATGATGCAATGAATCATCTATCGCCTTTGATACTGCGTTTATAGCGTCAAATATTAATTTCAAAGGGAGTATAAGGACTTCAAGAATAGGCTTTAAAACTTCGCCTAGTATATGTACTATCGGCTTTAATATTTCAAATATAGGTTTTAGCGCATCAAGCAATACATTTAATATAGGTGATAATTGTTCGAGCAAATCGGCCACTATTTCTAAAGCAGTAGCAAATACATCTGCAAATATTTCAATTAAAGGTGATAATGTTTGAAATAGTTTTTCAATTATCGGAGTAAGTATTTTTATTATTCTTGCTATTTGTTCAAAAGCTGGTTGTAATGATTTCCATAATGTGACGGCCATTTCAAGTATAACTCCGAGCAATGGAGTCAAAGAGGCGGCCACCTCTGTTATAATAGGCAATATTTCGGTGAATGTGTCAAACAACATAGCCAAAGTATCACCTAACACATTCATCGGGCCTTCAAGTTTAGGTATTAAATTATCGGCTATATCCTTCAAGGCCGGTGCAAATTTTGCTCCTAAAGATTCCTGTAAATCGCCGAATGAATTTTTTAATGCTTCAAGTGAACCGCCGAGCGTATCCCTCGCGGCCCTTGCCGATCCGCCAAATTCGGCCTCAAGTTCTTTTAATATCAGTTTTTGCGCTTCTGCGGCGTGACCAGTTTTAACAAGTTTTTTTATTACTTCCGTTTGCGCTTCATTAAAATTGACACCGACGCGCCGTAATGCAGTTACACCTAAAATCGGGTCTTGTAAAGCTTTTCCAAGTTGAATAGCACTTGATTTTAAATCCTGTCCTAATGCCGTAGACATATTTAATACAGTTTCTAATGCGGTCGGGAATATATCTTTACCGATATTAGTAAATGTCAATAATAGATTTTCAGCGCCGATGACAGCTTCATCTCCATATGCCGTTACATCCTGCAATCCTCTTGCCATTGCCTTTAATTGTTCCGCTGTTAATCCTGCGGCATACCCCGTGCTTTTTAATGTTTGATTTAATTGCGCCTCTACTCTTTCCTGTTCTATAAATCTTTTTATCGAACCTTCTACAAAATGAGTAACAGCACTAAGTCCTTTTTGGAAAGCGGCGAAAGCAACTTGAGCAGCAAAAAAATTATTTCCAGTTTCTTTAGTGCTTTTTTGCAAACTGCCCATTTTACGATTTAGGGCTTCCATTTCCCTTATTGCCTGGGCTGTCTGCATCTGGATTGCTAAAAGCAACTTACGGTCGGCCATTACTTATCTCTTTCCGGCAACCAGTCGATTGTATTATAGATTTCAAGTATAACGATTGCGTATTCTGGCCATGTAGTCCAACCGCCAGAAAAGGGAGGCCCATACTTTTTGTATTTGAAATAGAAATCAAGGGCATCTCTGGCATCTTCAATAAATTGGGGAATATCTCTTGTCTGGACGGAATCAACATATTTCCCCCTCATATCTACCGGACGCCGGATATCTTTTAATGTCGTAACGTCTTTATCCGCCCAGCCGTCACGTACAAGGTATCCGGCGATTAAGAGTTTTTTGAGTTCGCCCGCACCTTGTCCATTTCCATCATGATTACTGCCGATATTTCTTGTACCAATTCATTCAACCCAGGTTCAAGAATTAAATCTGCACCATCTTTAATATCTTTGCCGTTGACGTTTAGTTTTTCAATATCAACGACCAATTTTTTGACGGCAAGCAATTCATCAACTTTGATTTCAATTTCAACCGAATCCTTGTCAATCTTGCCGCCCCTCATGCTTACTTTCGGATTACTATTTCTCCGTATATCCTTTACTTCCTCAGCATTAGGATATTTCCATATTATTACAACTTGTTCAGATTCAAGTTCCTTTCTATTACCATTCCATTTCGGAATGTATCTGTTTCTTTCCTGAAAAGTCACCCTCATGATTTTTTACCCCTTTGTTATGTTGCAGTCGGAGTCGCATATGTCACGCCGTCCTGAGTAAAGTTAATTGTACCCTGAACAACGCCATTTGCAGCTTCCGGCAGATCGACTGAAGCCACCCATGCGGAGAAATGCAGCCGCTTATTATTCGCATCATCATATTCAAGCTTGCAGTCAATTCGTTTTTCTGTAATACCTGTTTGAATCTGTTGAATAAGCGTTTTTTGCGTGGCGTCTGTTGGATCAAGTATAAACGTTAACGATCCAGAACCGCTCCGCATAGTCGGGATGAATTCCTTGTAATCATCACCGACGCCTGTTGTTTCTCCAAGGTCTACCGTTCCGGTATAGCTCCAACCTGTAACGTCAAGCGTTACATTATCGATTGTGCATATCCCGTCTTTTCCTGCCAATTTAGCCATATTATCGCCTCCCAGCTTCTAAGCTAAAATGTTTTTTCTTGTTTTAAGATTACATATCTTTGCGTAATTATACAAGTCTACATCAATAGGATTTGTTTCATATATCCATTCTCTCAAATCATCTGACAATATACATAGTTTATCAAGTTTTATTCCCTCTATTTTGTCATACTCACCGGAAACTCTGTAATTCTGCCAGTTATCATTTATTCCTAAATATTCGCATAGGTAATGAAACTCCATTCCAAGATTTTCAGTCAACCCGACAAACCAGCATTTATCTAATACTTCATAGCATTCTTTAATATCTTTTGCATTAAATAACCAGCATGCAAAAGAAGTCATTTTATTATACCGGCTATTCTGCGGGCATACACTATTCGGGCTTGCATCCTCGCACCATTCCTTGAAACTGCGCCCAGTATGTTTTCTGCTTTCATCTTGGTTATAAACAGATACAAGCCATTCGGCAGGATCACGCATTATGGTAATGTATTTATATAATCGTCCCGGATATTGATTATGTATCCCGTAATGCACCAAGTGTCCGGCCCTTAATTGTGTATCATTTTTTGGCCTTGGTATTTCATCCGATGCATAGCCCTTTAAATGCTTTTTTAAATGTTCGGTTATAGTTGACGACCCGGTACGGACAAACCGCATATAAAATATAATATCATTTTGACGCATGAATACTGAACCTATCTTCCCAGATATTAACAGGTTTTATATTCTTAAATCCTACACATTTTAATAATTCCTCTATCATTTGTTGATTGCATCCCCACCAGTTTGTTGCATCGTCATTCAGTTCATCTCCCGGATAGAATCTTGCTATAGGATTTTTTATAGCGTCTAGCCCGGTAGCTATATGAGTTTCAAGTATCAATAACCCATCACATAGTTTATATAGCCTTTCAAATGCGCCGATAATATCCTTGACATGATAAATGACGCCCATACAAAGCACTAAATCATATTTCTTTTTAGGCTTAAATGTGAATAAATCGCCTTTCATAAGGTTTACCGTGCTATTCATATATTCGGCTACATCTTGTCCTATATCGGGGAATGTATCTATGCCGTCGACTATTGCGCCTCGATGTTCGCATTCGATAGAGAAAAAACCGTCATTAAAACCGATATCAAGAACATTAGCGCCTGTCAAATCTTCAGGCAATTTGATTCTATCGAGTGTATGCTCACAATCCTGTGTCCCCGGTGTAATAATTCCATCGCCTAAATGAATACGATGGAACCAGCCACGGCAGCCTTTTTTATTCTGCCATTTCTCAATTAATGCCTTCGCTTCGCTCATTTCAAACCCCCTGTAATATTTCAATCATCCTATCGGCTGACTGTTCCCATGTAAGTTTTTCTCTAACCATCTGGGCGGCCAGGCGGCCTTTTCCCAAAGCATGCGTATAGTTGCTATAAACGCTTGCCATAGCCTGCAGGCCGCGTTGTAGAATAATATAGGCCCCCACGGTACGCATTTTAAACTGTTTAACTTCCCCGTCATATTTTTTTACCTGTTCAATAACTTCTATTCCCGTAAACTCATATGGTAGCGGATACCCGATATCTTCAGTCATATAATCACATGGCCCGGAATAATCCGTATATATTGCCGGAAGGCCAGTAGATATTGCTTCAACCAAAGTCAACCCAAACCCCTCCCCCATAGTCGGGAATATGAAGCAATGCGCTTGCGCAAAAAGTTCTTGCAATTGTTTGTCAGTCAATATACGGTTGTCAAAAATAATGTCCTCTTCCAGCCTTTTGACTTGTTCTTCATGCTGATCATTGCATTTGATATATAATTCAGTATTGTCTTTTATTCCTTTGGCTTTCAATAGTATTTTCCATTCATGCCAAAGCATCCGCAATTGCAACCATCCTTTTCTCAAATTGAGGGCGCCGAACCAATAAAATCGAAAGGGGACTTTTTCAGGAAATGAACGATCTACAATCGGAAACTTGGCAGCATCGACGCCCTCTAAACATACTTCACATGGAACATCATAATACTTTGTAAATAATCGCTTGTTATGCTCACAAGGTACAATCAACAATTGTATATCCGGCAATTTATCCACCCAACCTTTAGGGATAGACTCAAATTCATACATCGAAAAAACTACATTCTTTTTGCCGGCATACGGTTCATACCATGTCAAGGGAGAGATATGTAAAATAATATCAGCATCCTCTGTAAACCTGACGCCTTTCTTTTCCATAGCGGCTTTTAATTGCGTAATATGCGAATAATACCCGAAAGAAAACTCAGCCTCTTTCCGTTGCGGGAATTTAGGCTCATTAGCTAAATGGATTTTAAGATCGTTCATACATCACCTCATAATCACAAAATCTTTCAAGGAAGTCCTGATCTTTCTGTGGCGGGAAATCCGTAAAATTTACAGCGTTTATCCTGTAAACATCCATAGTTCCCATTGTCCCCGTAAAATCTATTATTTTTGCCCTGATAGCCTCTGATATCGCAACCAATACGGCAGCCGTTTCTGCCACCATCCTAAATGTGATTATAGGATTAGCGCCGTCATGTCCGACAAGTGTTTTTTCATTCGGGTCTCCGAGTGTCCAATATACAACATAAGGTTTTACCACTTCTTGCGGTGCTTTGGCATAATACAACCGAGTTGATATATACCCCGTTAAAGTCGTATCAGTCAATAAATATGCCCTTAATGTCGTCTCAATACTCATTTAATCTTTTTCAACCCCTGATTAAATATCTCAACCATTCCTTGTACCGCGCTATCAAATGTAGGCCGTGCAAATGGTGTCCGTTTATATTCAATATCTCTTACCCATGCCCGGAACCGTTTTATGCCGCCTTTCCGTTTATGCTGATAAGGTTCTATTGATACATTAACTGTATTTTTACCCCTTCGCCATACGACAATATTTTTAGCATCAAGCCCGCTTGTTCCAGGTATTTTCATTATCAATCGTTTTTGTAAATACACTCCGGCGGCCCAATGAGCATCACGCATCTTTTCAAGTTGGCTAGTGACATCTTTTATTGTTGAATAGAATCCTTTATCTGTTACGCTCCAGACTAGCTTATCACTCAATCAACTTGCTCCTTGCACATAATATGCGTGTATCTATGGTCTTCTTTTGGGTTCATTATCCCTTTTATTTCAAATAATCTTGATCCATATTGTAATCTCTGGCTTGGTTTTAATTTACGCCTGAATCTTATTTTTATTCTTGTATCAACTTCCGCTGTTTCCTTATGCGCCTCCCAATGCTCATTACCAGCCATAGGCTCTATTTTCGCCCAAACAGTATCTAATACATACCATGTTTGTATGGGTGTTCCATATGAATCCTGCGATTTAGTGAAATCTAATATATTTATTCTTTTATCAAGTTCACCAGCGCCCAAACCAGTTACGCCTTTCCATGTCTAAAAGTTCCCTGACAAACTCATTCTCCCTGATTATACGTTCGAATGTTGATTCTCTGTTTTCAAACAAATTACCGACAATCATTTTAATTGCAAGTTTTATTTCCTCCGGCACGTCACTTGCTAAGTCGCCATACCCTGTAATATAACGTATTAGAATACCATTTGAAGTTCGTAATACATTTGACGGCCATATCTGTGCATAATTTTTTACCACTCGGCCAGGATTATAATGCGTATTTACCGCATAGTAACTGGTCGACCATGTGTTTTCCGTATCATCGGTGTCATAATATTTGACACTTGTTACTGATTGTAGTGGGCTATATGGAAGTTCTATATGGTTTTCTTTCGGCCACTCTTCAAGTGATAGCTCCCATGTTTGTGTTATAAATGATTCACCGCGCCTATTTTCGCAATGTCTACGGGTAGCCGTTATCAAGTCCTCAATCAAAGTATCTTCTGCGCTATATGGTGCATATTCAACAACGGAAACACCGAAAGAGCATGTTGCCACGGCCACGGTGCAAACTACTCTGATATATTGTTTCGTCCCGGTATATTCTTTTTCATATGTCGCGTTATCGTTTGCCTCTGTTACTTGTGTAAAGGAACCTCCCGACCAATCGGTATATGTGGCATCGACATTAGTATCAGATTCCTGTATCTTAACATCTACCGTCCCCCCTGCCCCATTAGTACCAGACATGAGATAAACAATAGTCCTATTACCCAAAACATCTATCCCGGTGCCTTTTAATGAATAAGCCGCCGCGACAACATGCGCTCCCGGCGCTATAGTTTGAGATGAACTGATATTCTCAGAAAATGATTCAGATTCTATGCGTAAATGTGTTTTAACGTCTGAAACGGTTACAGGTTCAATCGTGGGCGCTGTGATTAACTTCAATGGCATTTTGTCCCCGCTTTTCTCCGGTATCCATCACAGCCTTTTCTCGATGATCCCGGCTTGCATTTAATTTTAATTGACATTTTATACATTCAGGATCGAGTAAATCTTTGTCTTTTTCACAATATCTGCATTTACTGGTCATATTCGTGTATACCAACAAGAAAATCTATTGTAGCATTATTGGTTGCATTTTTAGTCTGTATCCATACCTTAGTACCGGCAGATAGTCGTGGCATAGTAATATCCGATGGCAATCCGGCACCTTCTGTAGGATTTGCGCTGTCAAATTTAACAATTATCACAGAATATTGTAATGCTGATATAGCCGCTGCCATAGTGCCTGTTCCATAAACTATTCGTAAATAATAGATTGTATCTGCTGATACTGCATTTACAAATATTCTATGTAAATCAAAATATTTTTTACCGCTTCTTGCCGGAGTATCTAAAGTGCCTAATACCTTTGCCTCATCGTTTGCGTCTGCTCCATAATCAGCGTTACCTGATATAGCTTGAAATGAAGTCATGCTCACTTCAAGCGCCCAGTCATTCCCGCTCTGGTCTGCGCTTTTGCCAAACCATATTTCCATGTTATGTAGATGGTTATCTATTTCATAAACTTCTTGATATACGGCAGATTGGTCTATGCCGTTAATAACTGTCATTATGGTGCCCGCCTATGTAATATTTCAAGTCCGTATGTCCGGCTGCTCCCATTTGCCCATGCAATATCGAGTGTATCATCGGCATATAAAAATATAGGTCGCGTAGGTATATAATGATAGTTGACAACCGCCGTCATGTCTTGAGTAACGATTACCAAATCGTAAACGGCCCCGGCCCCTCGATTTATAGTTATCGTCATATTGGCGGCACCGCCAGCAGCCGATAAGTGCAATCTGATTTCATCCAACCAAACAGGCCCAGTCGTAAATGTAAAACTTGTGGCAATCGCGGCGCTTCCAGTTGCTCTTTGTGATTCCATCTTAACTCCTTGAAAGTAGACCGAAAGTCGCTAGGCGTCCTCCGGCCTGATTTTCTATAAAATCTTCGTCATCA